GTCTCGTGGGCTCGGAGATGTGTATAAGAGACAGCAATTTGATTGGGGGGTGGTATCAAAACAGGAAGGAGAAGCAAAAAGTGGCAGCAGATACTTCTAATCGCGCGCGCGCGGAGATCGCGAAAAGGTCTGCCGCAGAGCGCAGAAAACTGGCTAAATTTTTGGCCAAAAACGGATTGAATGACGAAAAAATCAAGTCGCTTGACCCGGTGATTTTGAATGTTTCGTGGATGAAATCCAAGCTGGACGATGCCAGGGAAGCCATCGGTGAGGAAGGCATCACGGTGGAATATGACAACGGCGGTGGGCAGTCGGGCGTGAGAGAGAACCCGGCCTTCCGGGCTTATGAGGCATTGTGGAAAACGTACCTGTCTGGATTGGATATGCTGATTAAGCTCCTACCTGTTGAGGTGCCGCAAGAGCAAATATCCGACATTAAGCCGACAAGCGTACTCACTCTGGTGCAGAATCGGAGAAAACAGGACGCATGACCGGCGCACAGATTCCAAGATACCGCATCGAGCCGGAGCGCGTTACGACCGACGGTGCGGACGCCGCAGCGCTGATGGCCGCCTACGGCAATTCGCTGGATGAATGGCAGCAGCTGGTGCTGGACTGCTGGCTGGGCCGGGATGCATCTGGGCAGTACACCGTGACCTCTGCCGGGCTGGCCGTGCCCCGGCAGAACGGGAAAAACGTGTGCCTGGAGGGGCGAGAGTTTTTCGGAATGGTCATCAACGGTGAGAAGATCCTGCACACCGCCCATCAGGTGCGCACAGCGAAAAAGAGCTTTAACCGGCTGGCCCGGATGTTTACCGACAAGCGGCACCCGGAGGTGCTGGAACTGGTGAAAAACATCCGCTACACCAACGGCGAGGAGTGCATCGAGCTTCTGAACGGCGGGAGCATTGAGTTCTCGGCCCGATCCCGGCAGGCGGCCCGCGGCTTTGACGGCATCTCGCTGGTGGTCTATGACGAGGCACAGGAGCTGACGGACGACCAGGTGGAGGCCATCATGGCCACGCTGGCCGCATCGGCCACCGGCACCCGGCAGCTGATCTATACCGGCACGCCGCCCTATCCGGGCTGTCCCGGCGACGTATTCCGCCGCCGCCGGACAGCCTGTCTTGACGCACCGGGCGTGCACGATGCCTGGCATGAATGGTCAGTGGAGGGAGAGCAGGTTGACAAGATCGATCTCGAAAATCACGCGGTCTGGTATCAGACTAACCCGGCCATGGGCATTCGGCTCAGCGAGGAGTTTGCGGCGGAGGAGTGCCGGAGCATGAGCGCCGACGGCTTTGCCAGAGAACGCCTAGGCTGGTGGAGCCCCGTTCTGACGGAGCAGAGCGACAAGGCGCTGGATGCCCGGGCCTGGGCGGCCTGTGTCAGCGAGGCGGAAAAGCCGGAGGGCAAGACCGCTTACGGCGTCAAGTTTGCCGCGGATGGTTCCGCTGTCTGCCTGTGCGGCGCGGTGATCCCGAAAGATGGCCCGGTCCGCGTCTCGCTGATCGAACAGCAGCCCACCGGCCGCGGCCTGGCCTGGCTGGTGGACTGGCTGAACGAACGCTATGACCGCGCAAGCTGTGTGGTGATTGATGGCCGCAACGGGGTGGACGTGCTGGTGGAACGCATCCGCCCCACCTGGAAAGCCAAAAGCGCCGTGCTCCGCCCCTCTGCCAGGGACGTAATCGCATCGGTGGGGCTGTTTACCACCACCGTGAACGAGCGCGGCCTGACCTGGTACAAGCCGCAGCAGGCCCTTGCCGAAAGCGCCGTTACCAGCACCAAGCGCCCCATCAGCGGCGGGTACGGCTTTGGCGGCGATAACAGCCTGCCGCTGGAAGCCTGCGCCCTGGCACTGTGGGGCGCGAAAACCTGCAAGCGCGACCCGACACGCAAGATGAGGATTGGATAAAGGAGAACCATGACGACTACCCTGAATTTTGGTATTGTGGCCGGGCTGACCGCCGCGGAACAGCAGCAACTCAGCGACCTGGCCGAAACGTATATGTATCATCAGAGCCGCAACGCCACCAAAGACAAGTATTACGAGGGGCACGTCACCTTGCAGGACGTGAACCTTGGTCTTGCGCTGCCGCAAGGTCTGCGCGGTCTGGAGGTCGGCTGCAACTGGGGACAGAAGGCAGTGGACGCGCTGGCATCCCGCAGTATGTTCGATGGTTTTGTGAGCAACGGCGGCGCACTGGACGGGCTGCAAAAGCTGGTGACCGACAACCGTCTGGTTGCAGCCTACGCCAAAGCCTGCCGGGATCAGCTGAAATACGGATGCGTGTTCGCCACACTGTCCGCAGATGCGGACATCGGCTGTCGCATCCGCTTTCACTCCCCTGCTGCGGCCGCTGCCCTGTGGAGCGGCGAGAAAGGCCGGATCGACTGCGGCCTTGCCATCATCGACACCATGAAGGACGAAAAGGACGAAGGAAAATGGACCCCGTCCATCGTCAACTTCTATACCGACACCGCCCTGATCGTACTGACCCGCGAAGGGACCGTCTGGACAGCAAAACGGCATCCCAATAAGATGGGTCGTCCGCTGATGGAGCCGCTGATCTGGAACGCCACCAGTAACAAGCCCTTTGGCCGCAGCCGCCTGAAGCGTGCCATCCGTTCCCTTATCGACGACTATGTGCGCACCGTGGCTAACGCCACCATCGCGCTGGAGTTTGACACCACGCCACAGAAGTACATCCTCGGCGTGACCGATGAGCAGTACGATACCATTACATCCGATAAATTCAAGCAGTATGTCGGTGCGCTCATCGCTGCCACCTCCAACCCGGAGACCGGCGAAAACCCGGTCTTTGGGCAGCTGGCGCAGGGCAGCTTGCAGCCCCATGTGGAAAAGATGCGGATGACCGCCACCCAGTTTGCGGCCGCCACCGGCCTGACCGTGACCGATGTGGGCGTGATCAATGATGCCAACCCCACCAGCAGCGATGCGATCCTGGCCCAGAGCCAGACCCTGGTGCTGATGGCCCAGCAGCTGAACACCGGCAACGGGGATGCACTACGCACCATTGCCCGGATGGCCCAGGCCATTGCCCGCAAAGTAACGCTGGATGAGCTGACCGAGGAAGAGCGGGACGTGATGGCCCACTTCAAGAACCCGGCGATGCCCAGTGTAGCCGTGACCGCGGATGCCGCCATCAAGATTGCTTCCGCCCGGCAGGAGTTTGCCGCCACCGACACGTTTTTGGAGATGATCGGCTTTGACCAGGCCGATATCCGCCGCATTAAGGCGCAGGAACAGCGGGTGCGCGGGCAGCAGTTGCTTGTTGAGGTAGACAATGCAGATAACGGCGAAAACGTGGAATGAATACATCACCCGGCTGTCCCGCCTGAACCAGAAAGCCGGGCAGCTGATGCGGCAGTACATAGACACCCACGGCACCGGGGATGCCGATGCGCTGATTACTTACGCCGCCGCGCTGGTGACAAAATACGGCGAGGGCAGCGCGGAGCTGGCCTGCCAGATGTATGACGCCCTGGCCGAAGCGGCCAACGCCGGGGTGCCCGCAGCGGAGCCTGCCGAACCGGCAGATTACGGCGAGGTGGCCCGCATGGTGAACGCCACCAAGAACCAAAACCCGGCCAACCTGCCCAACGGTGTCAGCCGCTTGGTCAAGCGTGCCGGGGCGGATACCACCCTGAAAAACGCTGTCCGGGACGGGGCCGAGTGGGCCTGGGTGCCGCACGGGGACACCTGCCCGTTCTGCATCACACTGGCAAGCAACGGCTGGCAGAAAGCCAGCAGCAAGGTGCTGAAAGGCGGCCACGCCGACCACATCCACGCCAACTGTGATTGTGAGTTTGCCATCCGGTTTGACCACAATACCACTGTGGCGGGATATGACCCGGAAAAATACCTTGCGCAGTACAATGCGGCAGGCGGCGACATCAACAAAATGCGGCGGGTGAACTACGCCGCCAACAAGGAACGCATCAACGCACAGAAAAGGGCGGCGTATGCGGCCCGGCGGTTGCGGGAACAGGCGAACCGTGGCATACTTGATGATATAATGGGTGGTTATCTGCTCGTTACCGAGCAATCCATCGAGGCTGTGCAGCCATTCACTTGCCGCGTGCTGGATGAGGCAGGACAGCAGGCGTTGGCCCGGGCGCATCGGGAGCTTTTGCAGGCAGCCGCCGCCCACCCGGTGGGAACCGAAGTGGCTTGCTGCTATGGGTTGGATATGCAGCCCTTGAGTAAGATCATCATCAGCGGGCAGCAAGGGCGGGTGCGCATCCCGGACCAGGACGTGCCCTACATAGCGGCGCACACCCACCCTAGCGGTTTGACATTCTCGCCGTCCGATATCCGCCGGTTTGCCCTACGGGAGAATATGCGGATGCTGACGGCAGTGGGCAATGACGGGACCGTGTATGCAATCGAGAAAACGGCACAGTTTGACCGGAGCGGTCTGCTTGCCCTGTTCCGCGATTCTGAGATCCGCCTGGCCGCAGCGAAAGACCCGAAAGAACTCCAGGAAATCATGCAGCAACTTTTGAAGGAGGCAAAACAGTATGGCGCGAACTTTTACGCCGGAAGAGATCGCTGAGATGAAAGCCTTCTTGCGGGCGCACCCTCCCGACCCGGCTTACGATGAGGAGGATGAATTGTTCGACGGAAAACTTCCGCCGGAGGAATTCAAAGCCCGCTGCGTCCGGGATATTCTGAAAAACCTGGGCGAGCTGCCCACATCCAACAACTGAACACCCAAAGCACGATGCAGAACCGCACCGTGCTTTTTTCATGCCTGTTTGCCCTGCATGAGGGGTGGGCGGGCACTTTTTATACCAATTTTTGCCCGGCATGGCGTAAAACTGTACAGCCAAAGCGGATGCAACCCGCGTAAACAAAGCGCAGGCAGAAAGGACACAACCATGAAACGCGAAGACGTAAAGAAGCAGATCCCCAACATCACCGATGAGCAGCTGGACTGGCTGATGGGCGAAAACGGCAGGGATATCACCGCCGAAAAGACCAAAGCCACCAACCTGCAGATCCAGGTGAACGGCCTGACCACCCAGCTGAACACCGCCAAAGACAGCCTGAAAGCCTTTGAAGGCGTGGACGTGGCCGACCTGAAAGGCCAGATCACCAAGCTTCAGGGCCAGCTGGCCGATCAGGCCGACAGCTTTGCCTTTGATTCCGCCCTGGACGGCGCAATCCGTGACGCGCACGGGCGTGACGTGAAGGCCATCCGCGGCATGCTGGATGTGGACGCGCTGAAAGCCAGCAAGGACCGCACCACCGACATCGAGGCCGCGCTGGATGCCCTGACCAAAGAAAAAGCCTGGGCCTTTGATGCCGCCCCCGGCGGCTACCCCAACGTCCGCGACGGCGGCGACCCGAACAAAACCCCAACCGGTTCCACTCGCGAGCAGTTCGCGGAGTGGTTCAACGAAGTCATGAAGTAAAGGAGCAAAAGTATGGCATCTATTGATATCAACCGCACGACTACTATTTCCCTGCCGGGCAGCGTGTCCAGCGAAATTTTGCAGAAAGCCCAGGAATCCAGCGCCGTCATGGCACTGGCCCGGAAGATTCCGCTGCCCGGCCTGGGCGTAACCATCCCCGTTATCACCGGCGACCCCGAAGCGGGCTGGGTCGGTGAGACCGAGAAAAAGCCGGTCAAGCGCGGCACTCTGGCCACCAAGCAGATGCAGCCCTACACCCTGGCCGTCATCGTACCGTTTTCCAACCAGTTCCGCCGCGATGTGCCCGCCCTGTATGATCAGCTGGTGCAGCGTCTGCCCGGCGCTCTGGCCAAAAAGTTTGACCAGACCGTGTTCGGAGCGGTGAAAGCCCCCGGCTCCAACTTCGACACCCTGAAAGCCTGCACGGCCCAGAGCATCCTGACCAATGCCTACGGCGGTCTGGTTGCCGCCGATGCAGACATCGCCGCCCATGACGGCATTCTGAACGGCTGGGTGCTGGCCCCGCAGGGCAAGGCCATCCTGCTGAACGCGGTGGACGGCAATAAGCGTCCCCTGTTCATCAACAGCGTGGCCGAAGGCGCAGTGCCCATGATTCTGGGCGCGCAGGTGCGCCAGAGCAAGGGCGCCTACACGGCCAACACGGCCAGCGATGCCGCCGTTGTCGGCTTTGCGGGCGACTGGACGCAGGCGGTGTACGGCACCGTGGAGGGCGTGCAGATCGCCATTTCCGACCAGGCCACCCTGACCGACGGTTCCACCACCATCAACCTGTTTGAACAGAACATGTTCGCCGTGCGCGCCGAGATCGAAGTCGGCTTCCGCTGCGACACCACGGTGTTCAACAAGCTGACCGGCGCAGCCAAAACGGGGTCCTGATCATGATTGAATTCAAGAACCGCCTGACCGGCACCCTGATGGCCGTTGCCCCGGAGCGGGAAGCTGAATATCTGGCGGCAGGGCATACCCGCGTGGATGCCCCGGCGGCCGCCCCCGCCAGGCAGCCCGCCGAAGAGCCCACCGCCAAGCAGACCGCCGCCCCGGCCCCGAAGAAGAAAGCCGCCGCCAGGAAATGAGGTGATGGCAATGGTCTATGCAACCGTGGAAGAGGTCGAAGCCGGGTTCCGCACGCTGAGCGATGACGAAAAGACGCTCTGCAGCGCCCTGCTGGCCGAAGCCGGCATTGTCATCGACGCATACAGCCAGGACGCCCCGTTTGAGCGCAAACAGCTGGTATCCTGCCGCATGGTGCGCCGCCAACTGGACGCGGGCACCGGCGGGCAGGGCGCCGCCATGTACCCGATGGGCGCCACCCAGGCGTCCGCATCGGCGCTGGGCTACCAGCAGAGCTGGACAGTGTCCGGCGGCTCGGTCGGAGAGCTGTACCTTTCCAAGCTGGAAAAGAAGCTTCTGGGCGTCGGAGACAAAATCGGTGCCCACAGCCCGCTGGAGGACTTATGCTGAAGGGTATCAACATCATCCTGTACGAAAAGACCAAGACCGGCGAGGACGCTTTCCACGCGCCGATCTGCACTGAAACACCAGTCACTGTCCACAACGTGCTGGTGGGCGAACCGGCCACGGAGGACATCGTCAACGATTTGCAGCTCTACGGCAGGCGGCTGGCCTATACGCTGGCCCTGCCCAAGGGAGACGCCAACGACTGGCACAACGTGACGGTGGAATTCTTCGGGCAAAAATTCCGGACTTACGGCGATGTGGTGCAGGGCATTGAGAACCTGATCCCGCTGTGCTGGAACAAGAAGGTGAAGGTGGAACGGTATGAGTAAAGTCAAGATCGTGCTGAACCGCGCCGGGGTGCGGGAACTGCTCCGTTCCCCCGAAATGGCCGCTATGCTCAAAGAGCGGGCGGATTCCATCAAGGATAGCCTGCCGGACGGCTATGTCTCCCGTATAATGCCCACCCGCGCTATTGCCATTGTGGAAACCGCCACGGAAGAAGCCTATGCCGATAACCTCCATCACAACACCCTGCTAAAGAAGGTGCACGAATGATTGAAACCGAGGTGCTGAATGTACTGACCGCCGCCCTTGCCCCGGTGCCGGTATCCATGGAGGTTCCCTCCCCCATGCCCGGCACCTTTGTTGTGTTGGAAAAAACCGGTACATCCCGCACGGACCAAATTACCACTTCCACCTTCGCCGTGCAGAGCTGGGCCCCTACCATGCTGGATGCCGCCCAGCTCAATGAACAGGCCAAAGCCGCCATGGATGCCCTGCCCGCCCGGCAGGGCATTGGTTCGGCCCGCCTGGAAAACGACTATAACTTTACCGATACCGCCACGCACCGCTACCGCTATCAGGCAGTGTACCGCGTTGTGCATGGCACAATTTGAAAGGAGATCCTCTATGCAGAATGCCACCTTAGTCGGCGTGGCAAAGCCTGCAGCCGGCGGTGCCGTGTACCGTGCGCCGCTGGGCACTGCGCTGCCCACATCTACCGATGCAGAGCTAAACGAAGCGTTTAAGTCATTGGGCTACATCAGTGATGACGGCCTGACAAACTCCAACTCCCCCAAAACCGAACAGGTCAAAGCCTGGGGCGGAGATACCGTTAAAACCATCCAGAAAGAAAAGCCGGATACCTTCAAGTTTACCCTGATCGAAGCGCTGAACGAGGAAGTTCTCAAATCTTCCTATGGTTCGGACAATGTTTCTGGTACTATCGCAGCCGGGCTGACCGTCAAAGCCAGCAGCCGTGAGATTCCCAACAGCGCATGGGTGGTGGATACCATCGTCAACAATGCCAACAAACGCATTGTCATCCCCGATGCCGGTATTTCCGAAATGGAAGATATCGTTTATTCGGACAGCAAGGCCCTGGGCTATGGCATTACCCTGGCCGCCGTTCCGGACACTAGCGGCAACACCCACTATGAATACATCAAGGAGGCCTGACCATGCTGAAAGGCACAACCCGATCCGGCTTTGCATTTGAAATTCCGGATGCCCGCTGCCGCAATATGGAGCTGGTAGATGCTCTGGCTGCCGTGGACCACGGCAACCTGAACGAGCTGCCCACCGCGCTGGATCTGCTGCTTGACAAGCCGCAGAAAAAAGCCCTGTACGACCATCTGCGCGCTGCTGACGGCACGGTGCCGATTGAAGCCGTGATTGCCGAACTGAGCGATATCTTCAATGCAAACCAAGAAGGAAAAAACTCCTCATCCTCGCCGGAATGATTGCAGACGGCGAGGATGAATTGATTTGTGACCTGGCCGAGACCTACCGGATCCTGCATTACCGTACCGTTGCGCTGCCCCTGCTGGCCACCCTGGCAGCGGGCCTGCGTGAAGATTCCCGCATCTGCAAAAAACAGTCTGGCGTAAAGACCGATACCAGCACCCTTCTGCTGGGGGCTGCCGTTGACCGCCTAACTGCCCTGTGCAGCGGATTTGGGGCTGGCAGCCTGCCAACCCCTGTTATGGATGCCATGACCGGCAGAGCATCGCTGCCAAATAAGGTACAATCCTTTGCCAGCGGCGCTGCGTTTGATGCGGCCTGGCGCAAAAACAACGGGAAGGTGAACTGATGGCAACCGAACTTGCAAAAGCCTATGTGGGGATCATTCCCTCTGCCGAAGGCATTACCGGCAACCTTGCAAAAGTGCTGGAACCGGAAGCTGAAAGCGCCGGTGAAAAATCCGGCGCATCTTTGGGCGGCCGCCTTGTCAGAACCCTGAAAGGTGTTCTGACAACCGCTGCCCTGGGTAAGGCCCTGACCGATACCCTGACAGAGGGCGGTGCGCTGGAGCAGAGCCTGGGCGGTGTGGAAACCCTGTTCAAGGATAACGCCGACACCGTCAAGGCTTATGCGCAGAACGCATGGCAGACGGCGGGACTTTCGGCCAATGCCTACATGGAAACTGTGACCGGGTTTTCGGCCAGCCTGCTGCAGGGCCTGGGCGGCGATACCGCAACAGCCGCCGAGGTTGCCAACATAGCCCTGACTGATATGTCGGACAACGCCAACAAGATGGGCACCAACATGCAGGATATCCAGAACGCCTATCAGGGGTTTGCCAAGCAGAATTATACGATGTTGGACAACCTCAAACTTGGTTACGGTGGCACCAAAACCGAGATGCAGCGATTGCTGGCGGACGCCCAAAAGATCACCGGCGTCAAGTACGACCTGGACAGCCTGGCCGATGTGTACACCGCCATCCATGTGATTCAGGGAGGTGTGGATGAGCTGAACGGCGGCCTGGGCGATGTGAACAAAGGTCTTGGCATTACCGGAACCACCGCGCTGGAAGCATCCACCACGCTGGCCGGTTCCTTTGCGGCCATGCAGGCCAGTTTCAAAAACGTACTGGGTGCGCTGACCCTTGGGCAGGACCTGCAGCCGTCCCTGGACGCACTGGCCCAGTCGGTGGTCACATTCCTAACCGGGAACCTGCTGCCGGATATCTGGAACATTCTGTCCGCCCTGCCTGGTGCGCTGGTGACCTTTATCCAGGCTCTTGCCCAGACCCTGCTGGACGGATTTGGCACTTCATTTTCCGGCGGATTCCCTCAAATCATTGAAAACGGCGCTACTCTTGTCAGCAATCTGGTGCAGGGCATTACCGCAAACGCCGGGCAGATAATGGAATCTGCGTCTGCATCTCTGAGCGCATTCCTTGCACAGGTCGTGGCAGATCTGCCGCAGATCATCACATCAGGCGGGCAGATGTTACTCAGCCTTGTGCAGGGCCTGCTTGCCATGTTGCCTTCCATCATCCGCAGTGCGGCCACCGTAATTGCTACCCTGCTGCAAGCCATTGTTACCCACCTGCCGGAAATCATCGCGGCAGGCTTCAACCTTGTGATCAATTTGGTACAGGGCATCGGGAACGCCTCGCCGGATATCATCCGCGCTGCAGGGGACGCCTGCCGCACCCTTTGGGACGCCGTCAAAAACGTGGACTGGGTGCAGCTGGGCAAAGACATTATCAACGGCTTAATCAACGGCATTGGTGCTATGGGCAGCGCGCTGAAAGATGCTGCCCGGAGCATTGCTTCCAGTGCGCTGGATACTATCAAGGACTTTTTCGGCATTGCATCCCCTTCCCGCGTGATGCGGGACGAAGTGGGCCGCTACATTCCGGCGGGCCTTGCCCTTGGCATCCGGCAGAACGCCGGGGATGTTGCACAGGCCATGGATGAGCTTTCGGATCTATCCACCGGCTCTTTACAGAGCGCCGTTCGGCTTGCGTTGACAGCATCGGGCAGCGTGGCAAGCACCCCGTCTGGCCGGGAAATTGTCGATTTCACGCCCGTACTGGCCGTGCTGAACAACATCCTTGCTGAGCTGCATAACAGCAGCGGCGACATTGTCATTGGTGACGACGTGATCTATCGCAGCTTCAACCGCGCGCGGCAGTCGCAATCCATCATGCTGGGGGGTGCCTACTGATGCTCAAGCGCACTTCCCTCTTGCAAATCGACAGCCATTCCCTACCGGTTCCCACCGGCTCCCCCAACATCAAGTTTTCGGACGTTGAGAGCAGTGACAGCGGCGCCGACGAGATGGGCGTCTACCATCGTGAGGTGCTGCGCTATGGCGTGCTGACCGCCTCGCTGGAATATTCCTACCTCGATAACGCCGACTGTGCCTACCTGTTGGGGCTTTTGCAAAACAAGACCACGTTCCAGTTCACCTGCCCTGTGGCCAGCGATGCTGCAGACGTGACCCAGACCATCACCCGCACCTGCTACTGCTCCAACTACGGGGCGGCCCTGCAGCGGCTGAAAGCGGGCGTCTGGCGGGATATGACGCTGGAAATCAAAGAATGTTAAGGGGGTGTCTGAATGGTTAAAAACATCCTGGTGCTGGATGACGGCACTGAGATTGCCGCCGGCACCGTTGGTCAGAACGCCATTATTTCCCTGACCTGCACCGAAACCGTATCCAAAACCACCGACCTGTGTCCCGGCGCAGCCTGCTCCAATAAGCTGGAAATCACAATCTGGGTGGAGCCGGGAACCGATCCGCCGATCACATCCGGGACCCGGCTGACCCACTACCGGGAGACATCCGGCCAGCGCACCCTGGCGGGCACCTACTGGGCCGTTAAGCCTACCAGCCAGACCCGCAACACCTACAAAATCTACGCCTATGACGCAGTCTCCCTGCTTGATGGCGTACAGTCTACCTGGCTGCGATCCATCCAGGATCAGTTCCCGATGACATTGTGGAAATTCGCCGGGCTGGTAGCACAGCGGTGCGGCGTAACCATTGTCAACAGCTCCCTGCCCCGCAATGGAACCTATTTGGTGCAGGCCTTTTATGCCGATAATCTGACCGGCCGCCAGCTGCTTGCCTGGGTGGCCGAAGCGTCCTGTACCTTTTTGCGGGCCACATCGGACGGGAAAATCGAATTTGCCTGGTACACAGATTACAGTACATCGCAGAGCATCGGGCCAACCGTATACATAAGGGACGGCCTGTCGCATGACAAGTTTCAGACCGCTCCAGTCGTCAAAGTACAGATCCGGCAGAGCGATGACGACGTGGGTGTGCTGTATCCGTCCGATGAGAGTGGATCAAATGCCTTGGTTATCCAGGGCAACCTGCTGCTGACATCCGCCACTGCGGAGGCGCTGAAGCCGGTCGCGCAGGCAATATTCGAAACGATGCAGGGCGTGACCTACACACCACTCAAAGTAACCGTCCCGGCAGATTTTCCCCTGCCCGCGCCTGGAAACATTGTATCTGTCACTGATGCCCGCGGAAACGTGCTGAGTTCCTATATCATGAACCGGACAATATCCGGTCAGCAGGTCACGCTGGAATCCACCGGCAACGCCACACGGGACGGAACCGCAGCCGTAAATGAGCAGAGCTACAAGAACCTGACCGGCAAGATGCTGGAGATCAAGACCAGCGTGGACGGCCTGGAAGTAAAGGCCAGCGACCTGACCGGCAAGTACACCGACCTGAAAGCAACGGTAGACGGGCTTTCCTCTGAGGTGAAAAAAGACACCAAAATCACCGGCGGCGGCAACCTGATCCTGGGCAGTGAGAGCTTCCGCAATGCCACCTATGACGGCAATGCAAGCGGCGTGGCGTATGGCGATGACGGCAGTGCAACAATTACCAATGCGAACACCAACCGGTATTTTATTTTCAACACCGCGGGCGCTCGCATTACAAAAGGCGTCACATTATGCCTGTCCGTCATGTACAAACCAATTTCCGGCACCGACGGGTTGTGCCTGAGCCTTACGTTTGACGGCGACAACGGAACTTCTTACGTTCCCAGCATAAAAACCGAAAATCAGCTTGAAATTGAGCAGACAGACGGCTGGGTGCTGCGGTATGGCACCTGGACACCCAACAACACCGGTATTCTGAAAACGGTCGAGCTTGGCTGCGGCAGCATAAGGGCGGGTCTTGGCGGCAACTACACCAACAAGTTTTCACTGCTTCACCCCATGCTGCAATACGGCAACGCGCCCACCGCGTGGAATGCCAGCAGCGGCGATTATCTGACGCAGGAAAGCGCAAAAAGCCTGTTTTCTCAGACCGCTGACGAGATCAAAACCGAAGTCACCAAGTCAGTGACTGAAACGGTAACGGCCAACGTGAAGGACGCCGCTACCAGCGCTGCCAATGATGCCGTTGACACCAAATTGCAGAATTACGCCACCACAGCAACGGTGGAAAGCCTGAAAAAGGATGTCTCCAGCATCAGCCAAAAGGCGGATAGCATCAGCACCAAAGTCAGCAGTCTGGAAGAAACGACAACAACCATTTCAAACGACCTGGACAGCACAAAGCGGGAATTCAAAACCGTTAAAGAATCAGTATCCGCGATTGACCAGAAAGCCGACAGTATCACCCAGACCGTAACCCAGCGGATCACCGGCGGCAACAACATTATTGCAGGCACCGACGACTGGAACAATGCGACCCTGGATGCAGGCGGCAATGATCTGAGAAAAAAAGGAACATACACGATCAGCGGTGAATCCGTCCGAGTGACCAATAGGGCGCAGAACACCCGCTTCCACTTTGGAGCAGATAAGTCACTGGTTATTGCCAAGGGCATGACCTACTGCGCCAGCGTACTGTACAAGCTCAACTCTGGCACGGACAGCCTGTTTTTGCAGTTTGAGACCAAGAACAGCAGCGGCGCAAAAAGTTATTACGGCAATGCATTCAAAAATGCGAAGCAGGACATTGAGCTGGACAACGGCTGGAAAATGCGGTATGCAGCCTTTGTTGCCACTGCGGACGGCTATGCAGACGGCCTGTTTGTGAGTACCGCGAACGATAACGCCACCGTTACCAACGATCTGACCATTATGCACCCCATGGTGCAGATGGGCAACGCCCCCACTGCCTGGACGGCCAGCACCGGCGACTATCTGACCGCCAACGAAACCAAAACCGAGATCAAGCAGACGGTGAGCGAAATTAAGCTGACGGCCAGCACAAGCGGAACCAGCAGCACCATCAAGCTGACGGCAGGCGGAACAGAGATCACCAGCGCACAGATCAACCTATCCGGCGTGGTGACATTCTCGGATTTGAGTACCTGGAACCAGGACAAGACAATCATCAACGGCGGCAACATCACGACCGGGCAGCTGCATAACCTCAACTACACCACCGTGTACGACCTGGACAACGCCTGGATACGTATGGGCACCGAGGCCGGTGAGCGCGTATTTTTGGACAACCGGCACATCGCATGGTATGCCACCATCGACACCGGGCCGATTGGATTAACCGGCGTGCTGTACTCAGAGGCGGGCAGCAGCTACATCGGCGCGTGCAGCAAGTACGCCAAGTACGGCTGGGTTGACGGCCTTAACCCGACATCTTACGTTGGGATGCAGATCACCTACAACCGTAGCGATGACAGCGATGCCGATTTTAACACGACTCGCGTTGGCGTGAGCGGCAAGCTCAACGTGCACAACCTGGACGTTTGGGGCGAGAAATCCCGTGTGGTGCCTACCAGCTTCGGCACGCTGAAAATGGCCGCGTTTGAAACGCCGCTGCCGACCTTTGCGGACTGGGGACGCGGCGAATGCGGGCCGGACGGCTGGTGCCTGATTGCTCTTGACCCGCGCTATGCGGAGACCATCGCCCAATATGGGCAGCCCGCCTGGCTGCTGACGGATTGCGATGGAGCTGGCCACCTGTGGGCCGAAAACTGCGGCCAGTATGCCATTATACACGGCGCACCAGGTCAGCAATTTGCATGGCTCTGCATGGCCGCCCAGCGCGGCTATGAGGGCAGCTATGCCGACCGCAGTGACAGCAGTTACCCCGCGGGCGAACCGGCAGGCATTGATCTGGCCGCCAGCACCGCCGCCCGTGCCCAGGACGAAAGCACCACCGCCGCAACCGAATTGTTGGAATTAGATACCGGAGCGGACGAAACCGCAGACATTCTATTGGATGAATCGGAGGGATTAACATGAAGAAATTATCTGGCGTGGCGGTCGTTACGACCGCCGAAGGCGAGCGAGTGAGCTACACCTACATGGAACTGGACGACAGCGGCAACATCACCAGCCAGAACAACCGAGGGTCTTTTGTGGCCCTTGATGAAGAAGTTCTGGCGGCCATTGCCACGCTGAAAAATGCCGTGAACGCGCGGCTGTAAGGAGGAAAAACCATGACTGATACCAAACGCATCAAAGAGTGCAAACGCAAGATTATTGCCGCGATCAATGAAGCGAAAATCCCCTTTGCGGTATCTGAGCTGATCCTCGAAAACATGCTTGCCGTCGTGCGTGAAAATATGGCAGCCGAAGAAGCCGCGGCGGCAAACATCGAAACTCCGAAAACCGAGGAAGAAAAACTGCCGAACTAGGAGAAAAACGAATGAAACAGGGAACGCAATTCGTGCTGCCCGTGGAAATCGGGATGGATCTGGATGATGTGAGCCGGATTGAATTTGTGTTCAAGCAGAAGAGCTGCAAAGGCTTCCCGGCCATTAAATCCAACGTCTGGCCGGATGACTGCACCCGGCAGGAAGGACAGAACATCATCCTTATCCCCTGGACGCGGGAAGAAACGTACAAATTCCTGGGCGGTGAAGCATTGTACATGGACACCCGCATCACGTTGCGGGACAGCACTGACCAGCCGCAGACGGAGATTTTGACGCTCAAAATGAGCCCGACCTTATTTCAGGAGGTTGATGGTGCATGATTCAGGTGCGAGTGGCCCAACAGAGCGCCGTATCAGTGCGCATTGCCGGGACGGCATCCGTGCGGGTGGACGTGACCGGCACCACAGTGGTGGGTGCGCCGGAGTACAGCGGGCCGTATGACATCACGCCGTTGTTCTCGGCGCAGGTTTTGCCCACCGCAAAGCGACTAATGCAGCAGGACCTAACAATCAAGAAGATACCTCAGTACGAGGTAGCCAACGATTCCAGTGGCTACACACTGATTATAGGAGAGGAGTACTACAATGCCCAATAAATATGTGAACAAGGTGGTTATTGGCAAGGAGACTAAGCTGGACCTTACCGCAGATACCGTAACTCCGGACAAGCTGGCAAAAGGTATCACGGCGCACGACAAGTCCGGCGCCCCTATTACCGGTACCAGCACGAAAGACGCGGATACCAGCGATGCCACCGCAGCTGTGGCGGAGGTTTTGAACGGTAAAACATTCTACGCGCGTGGCGCCAAAATGACTGGCACGATGCCCAACAACGGCGAAGTCAACGGTGAAATCAGCACCGTTTCTGGTAAGTACACCATCCCCATGGGCTTCCACGATGGCGCAGGCGGGGTGACCATCGCAGCGACCGAACAGGCCAAGCTGGTGCCCACAAATATCCGCGATGGCGTTACGGTCCTGGGCGTGAAAGGCTCTATGAGCGGCAGCGAAGGTATGAAGCCGCAGGCCAAGAGCGTTACGCCGACCTTTGAGCAGCAGGTTGTGCTGCCCGACAAAGCGTATAACTGCCTGTCTCAAGTTACTGTGCAGGCGATCCCGGCCACATACGTTGATAATGCGGCTGGCGGCCAGACGTTGACGATTGGGGGCTGAGCATGGCCGTAAACAAGGTTGTTATCAATGATGAAGTTGTCCTCGACCTGACCGGCGATACGGTGCGGGCTGCCGACCTGCCGAAAGGGGTAATTGCCCACAGTGCCACAGGGGCCAAAGTCACCGGAACCACAAACTATGCCGGTTCCAGCAACGCAGGCGGCTCCGCAACGAGCGCCGAAAAACTAAATAACAGCCTGACCATCAAACTGAACGGAACCAGTCAGGGCGCATGGGACGGCAGCAGCGCAAAAAACATTGACATAACGGCAGCCAGCGTTGGCGCGACAAACGTTACGCTCAGAAGGTGGTGACAGTTGCATGGGTGTGTATTTAGGCAGCAATGCCGTTGACATGCAGGGCGGCTTTGTGAGTGGTGGCTCCAGCGGCGTAAAATTGCAGAGCAAAACAGTTACCCCAAGTGAGAATACTCAAACCGTAAATCCTGACAGCAGTTACGACACTTTAAGTTCCGTCACGGTGGGGGCCATATCGAACACGTATATCGGTAGCGGCGTGACGAAAAAGAGCGCTGCGACTTATACGCCAGGAACGAGTGACCAGAGCATTGCATCCGGCCAGTATTTGAATGGAACCCAGACGATTAAGGGTGACAGCAATTTGACCGCCGGTAACATTAGAAACGGTGTGAAGATTTTTAACGTGACAGGCAGTTATGCTGGGAGCAGCAGTGGCGGAAGCAGCCCCAGGCTACAGACAAAAACCGCGACGCCTAGTGAAAGTACCCAGACCATCAGCCCAGACAGCGGATATGATGGTTTGAGTTCCGTAACGGTAAACGCTGTTTCCAGAACTTATGTTGGCAGTGGCGTAACCAAGAAGGCTGCGGCAACTTACACCCCAAAGACCAGTGACCAAAGTATTGCGGCAAGCCAGTATTTAAGTGGTGCCCAGACCATTAAAGGCGATGCAAACCTGGTGGCCGGGAACATTAAGAGCGGTGTGAACATTTTTGGTGTGACAGGAACTTATGCCGGCGGCGGGAGTTCCGGCGGCAATGGCAATAACAATGTGGAGGCTTATGCCATTACGGACACCAACCCCAGTGTGAATTTTAAGACCGCCAGCGGAACCATTAAGATTTGGGGCTATGGCACCATAACCAGTTCCGGCGGCTGGGGCGGGCAGACTACGAGCCTGGTCGCGTTTGAGGGCGACAAGTACCACAAGAGCGCCATATACGGCGGCCCAAGCAGCACCAACCTGAGCCTAAGCATCAGCAACGGAAAACTGACTGGGCTGCCGAGTGGACTATCCGCAATCAGCGCGATTGTAACGAGAGGTATATGATTATGGCCACTGATACAAAGCTGGACAGCCTGGTGATCAACTACCTGACGCAAGCCCAGTATGATAATGCTAAGAGTGAAGGAACACTGAACAGCAACCAGATCTATATGACACCGGCCTCCTCCGGTACCCATACGCTGCCTGCCGCTACCAGTTCAACCCTGGGTGGCGTAAAGATTGGCAGCAATATTACAGTGAACAGCGGCACGATCAGCATTAGTAAGACTAACGTGACAAATGCACTGGGCTATACGCCACCGACTACTGATACCAAGTACACACTGCCAACCGCAAGTGCTTGGACTTTGGGTGGTGTAAAAATCGGGAGTAACATTACGGAGAATTCCGGCACGATTAGTTTGACAAAGGCGAACGTGACAAGTGCTTTGGGATACACACCGCCGACAACCGACACCAAGTACACACTGCCGACAGGTAATGCTTCGACTTTGGGCGGTGTGAAATTGAGTGATTCGACCAGTTCAACCAGTTCAACCAGCGGAGGAATTGCAGCAACACCAGCAGCGGTAAAAGCAGCCATCGCGGAAGCAAAACTTGCGGCCTGGCCGATTGGCAGCATTTACATGAGCGTAAACAGTACAAGCCCGGCAAATCTATTTGGTGGCACGTGGGAAAGAATATCTGATACTTTCCTGTTTGCTGCTTCCAGCAGTTATCCCGCAGGTAGCACTGGGGGCGAATTCACCCATAAGCTTACACAAAGCGAGCTACCGGATTATTCGCTGTCTGTGGCCAACGGAAGCAACGTAATACGCTCCAAAACCGGAAGCTATGCGGATGCGTATGTCCAAACGCAATCAAGTGGCTGGGGTATTCCGAACTGGGAATCCAAAACCGTAACAGTCGCCTCCGGCGGTTCCGGGGCAGCCCACAACAACATGCCGCCTTATTTATCGGTATGGATATGGAAGAGGACAAAATAAGGAGGATAAAAATGCGGCTGAAGAATGAAGAAGCCCTGCTGCATTGGCCCCTGGCCCAGCACATTATCACCGCAGGCTGGCTCTACAATGACGGCAGCCTGCACCGGGCGCTGGACTTCCGCGCAGCCGTTGGCGCCCCCGTGTACGCCGCAGAGGGTGGCACGGTTGCAATCGCATACCGCTGGAACGGCAAACGCACCCAGGGAGATACCAACAGTTACGGCAACATGGTCAAGCTGCGCCATGCAACCTACAAGTACGGCACACTGGAAACGCTGTACGCCCACCTGAGCAAGCTCTGCGTGACTCAGGGCCAGCAAGTGCAGGAAGGCCAGCTGATCGGCTACAGCGGCGATACCGGCAACTGCTATGGAGCACACCTGCATTTTGAAGTGCGCTGGAAAGGCCAGCGTACCAACCCGCTGAACTGGCTGGATGCTGATTTCAGCACTGCCAGCAGCGCGGTGCGGCTTGGCAGCTACAGCAGCGTAGCGCACAATATGAAGGAAGTGGAATACATGAATTATGCAATCGACGTGTCAAAACATCAGGGCAAATTCAACTGGCAGGCGGCGTATGACAAGGGCATCCGCCATGCCATGCTGCGCGCCGGGTATGGCCGTTACAGCAGCCAGAAAGACCCCCAGTTTGAGCGCAACGCCGCTGAGTGCACCCGCCTGGGCATCCAGTACGGCGTGTACTGGTACAGCTATGCCAGCACCCCGGCGGAAGCCCGCCAGGAGGCCCGCTGCTGCCTGGCCGCGATCAAGGGCAAGCACCTGTGCCTGCCGGTGGCGTATGATATCGAGTACGAGCCGTGCATCCTGCGCCTGACCAACGCGCAGCGCACGGCACTTGTACAGGCCTTTTTGTCGGAGATTGAGGCCGCAGGGTATTATGGTATCCTGTATGCGTCCTGCGATTTTATCCGCAACCGCCTGGACTGGAAAGCCTTGTCCAAATACGATATTTGGGTTGCCCAGTACAGCAGCGCCTGCACCTGCCCCCTGCCGTATGGCATCTGGCAGTACAGCAGCCGCAACGCCCTGGGCATCCCCGGTTACGGCACCAGCCTGGACTGCAACCGCGTATACAAGGACTATGAGCAGCTGATGATCCAGGCGGGCCTGCAGGGCCACACCGCACCCACACCGGAGGATACCACCCCCAACAAGTTGGACAAGCAGCGGATTACCATTGGCCGTATCTCCAGCGGCGACCGCGCAACCATTCGCGCCCTGTGCGAGGGGCTGGGGCTTATCTCCGCCGGCCTGTACCGCGAAACCTGTGCAGATGGCAACCAGTGGATGCTGGACGTTGGGCCGGTATCCAGCGGCGACGCCTGGTACATTATGCGCAAGTGTGCGGAGCTGCAGCTGATTGATGCAGGACTGTACAAGGCCGAATATGTGGGGTGATACGGTGAAAAAATTGTTTATCTCCCAGCCGATGCGCGGCAAGACCGACGAGGAAATCCTCAAAGAGCGCAAGGCGCTGATGGCCGACGTGTATATGAAAACCCATGAGGAAATCGAGGTCATCAAATCCTTTTTCGAGAGCGCCCCGACTGACGCAACGCCGCTGTGGTATCTGGGCGAAAGCCTCAAGCTGCTGGGCACCGCTGATTTTGCGGTGTTCGCCCCTGGCTGGCAGGACTATCGCGGGTGCCGTATTGAGCATGATGCCGCTACCCAGTACGGCATCCCTATCGTGGAGGTATGAGCATGGATGCTATCATCGTTGCCCTGATCACCGGCGGGCTGAGCCTGCTGGGGGTGGTTATCACCAACATGATGGCTGCCCGCCGTACCGAACAGCGGATGATAACGGCCCAGGCGGTCACGGATGCCCGCTTGGAGGAGCTGACCCGCGAAGTCCGCGCTCACAATAACTTTGCCCAGCGGGTGCCGGTGCTGGAAGAGCAGCTACGTGTGGCAAACCACCGGATCGCGGACCTGGAAAACAAAACTGCTTGAAAATCACACACAGAGACATAGGAGGAAAAATCATGGATATTGCATCCTTTGGCATCGCAAGCGTTGCCTGCATCACCGTCATCTGCTACCTGGCCGCAACGGCTGTCAAGCAGACCCCACTGGCAAATAAGTGGCTGCCGTCCATCTGTGGTGCCCTTGGCGGCCTGCTGGGGGTGGCCGCCATGTACATCAACGTGCCGGACTTTCCCGCCACTGATCCGCTGACCGCGCTTGCCGTGGGCATTGTTTCCGGCCTTGCGGCTACCGGTGCGGATCAGGTTATCAAGCAGATCGGCAAAGGCAACTGACCGGCAAGTTACTTGCAAATTACCGGCAAATTAAATAATCCATAATAAAAGCGGCAGGCCGTCTCCTTTTTCAGGGGTAGCCCGCCGCTTATTTTGTTGAAATGGGTCTCTAATGATGTTCTATTTGTTCACAAATTAGACTTAATTTATTTCTATTTCAGGCCCGGAAACGGACAAAACAAAACGAACACATTACCTATCATCGTGATAAAAGTAGTGTGTTCGTCTTGATGGTTTATGGTGGATCATCTCGTCCGTCAGCATATACTGCTTGATGGCCTGTGCCACACTCTTCTCGATCTGCTCGCGGATCACGTTCTTTTTATCACAGGCGTGTTCCCGGCGGCGCTTTTGGCAGGTGTAATAGTAGTGCATTTCGCCGGAGCGGCTGGTACCGGAAACGCCCGTCATGGGCCTGCCGCATTTGCCGCAGAACAGCTTGCCTGTCAACAGGTAATCCTCTGCCCCGGTATGATGCCGGGCGGATTGTGGGGTCTTTTTCACTTTCAGCACCTCCTGCACACGATAAAACAGGCCGTCCGAAACAATACGCGGAACGCCGCCTCCCACCCGGACGTCATCGTAAATATAAATGCCGCGGTAGCGCTCATTGCGGCAGATCGTATAAAAGCTGCTTTTGGTCCACGGGCCGCCGCGCTTGGTTTTGATGCCGCGCCGGTTCAGATCCGCCGCAATATCCACAAAAGGCTCCCGGCAGGCCACCCGCGTGTAAATTTCCTGAACCACGGCAGCCTGCGCCTTATCCAGCACAATGCGGCCGTTCTCCCCTGCCTTGTACCCCAATGGCAGCGCGCCGTTGCTCAGGCACTTGCTGGCATTATCCATCATGCCGCGGGTGATGTCCTCTGCCATATTCTCGCTGTAGAACTGGTTGACGTTCATCATATTGCGCAACGCAAAGCGGCCGGCAGCGGTATCGTCAAAATCTTCCTCCGCGTAAAAGGTCCTTACGCCCCAGTCTTTCAGGCGGGCTTCATTGGTCATGGCCTGCAGCATATTGCGGCCCATACGGTTGGACTTCCACGCCAGCACGCAGTCAAAATAACCTTTTTCCGCATCCCGCAGCAGGCGCTGAAAGCTGGGGCGGCGGTCGGATTTGCCGCTGATGGCTTTATCCTCGTAAGTTTCCACCACATCCAGCCCCAGCCGCACGGCCAGTTCCCGGCAGGCTTTGACCTGCTGTTCAATGGATGCTTCCCGCTGGTTATGGGACGAATACCGGGCGTAAATCGCCGCCCGGCCATGGCGGGTATTTGGTTGCTTCTTTTTCATGGTATCACCTTTTGGGTTTGCAATCCTGCCCGCAAGGTGGTACAATACGATTGTCGGGTCGATTGTATCCACTTTTGTGGGCAAGCTGATCTATGGAAACGCTCTCGGTGCGCCAACACCGGGGGCGTTTTTTTTATTTTGTTCTGGTCAAAATGTAGCCTGCGGAGCTTTACTATTTTAGTAGCATCTCTTACAAGGTGTATACCCAGCGGCTTCTGCCTGCTCTACCGTTACGGCGGTGGCATCGTCCATTCCGCTGCAATCGGGGGTACGGTGGTACTTTTTGCCGTTGCCGCTGCTTGCAATATAAACCATACCTGGCTGATAATCTGATGTGCCGGTTGCTGTGGTGCCGTTACTTGTCTGGCTGGTGTTACCTGTTTCTGGCACCGCTGTAGGGTCAGGTGTGGGGGCTTCCGTGGGTGCAGAGGTCGGGGCTTCTGTTGGGGTTACTGTGGGGGCC